CCAGATACAGTCCAGTGTTTTGTGATAAGTGGTTCTGGAATTTCTCCTGATAGGATATATTTTCCATCCTTGGCAACCCAAGAAGGTGACCATTGATTCTCACTAATACCAGACCAAACAAATAGTGCAATATCCTCTGGAGGATTAGTACCAACTGCTTCAGCAGCACCACCAAATGTGGATATGTTACCAGAACCACCAAGGATGTAACGAACTTTAAACTGTACCTCACCTGATACGTAGATTGAACCACTACCAGTGATGTGTGGAATGTAACGATTACTAGAAGTGCCTGATAAAGTAACAGATCCAGATCCAATTTCTCTGAATACTGCTTTCTCAACTCTAGTACCACCAATCTGATGAAGTGAAGTACTTTCAGGTGGATTAGTTGTAGCAGATTCAGCAGCACCAGAACCAGTGAATAGTGAACCAGAACCAAAGAATCTAATACGGTAGATGAGATCTGCTTCACCAGTAATAGTTGCAGTACCAGATCCTTCAAATGCACCAGTGTAATTCTCAGAACCAACACCTGATAGAGTAGTGGATCCAGATCCAACATGAGTTGCAGGAGTAAAGCTTTCTGCCTTAGTACCACCAACTGCGAATAGTGCAGTATTTTCTGGAGGATTGGTAGTTGTGGATTCAGCAGCACCACTAGACGTGTATAGTGAACCAGCACCAATATGTCTGAGTGAGAAGTTATAATGAGTGGAACCAATAACATTGAAGAGACCTGTAGATTCCCAATCAACAGTAACAGATTCAGCAGCACCACTAGTAGTAAAGAGACTACCAGATCCAATCTCAGTTGCTGGAGTAAAGCTTTCTGCTTTAGTACCAGATAAGGTAACAGTACCAGATCCAACAACAGTACCTCTGGAGTATACCTCAACACCAGTACCAGATAGAGTTGCAGATCCAGAACCAATCCACCTTTCAGTATGCT